TAAGTGAAGGTTCAGCAAACCGGTAATTGATCTTTTCAGAACCCTTACGAATCTGCATGGCGTTAGCACCAACAACTAGTTCGGGATCTTCGAACATGGAGAGCGCACCTAGGAACTGTGACAGATCATAGATAGCGAACTCACCTTCGATCTCAACAGGAATAACTGCCTTTGCTAGAATCGACCGTGAAGGTGAAATTGTAGCAACGTTCTTACCTGGCTTAAATAGAACCGATGGGTTGATGGATGAAAAATTACGAAGGATCGAGACTGTCTTTGCATCAAATTGCATAATATAAATTCCTAAATTACTTGAGTTTCTTATTCTTGTTGGAAAGCTTCAAGGTCTTACCCTTGTTCTTATTTAGCTGACCAATGTCTGCAGTTGCTGCAGCGCCGACTTGTGCGAGGTCAGCGAGTGAACCGCCAAACACATACATGCCAACATGCTGGAGCTGCATCCATGGGCAGAGCCATACCTTGAGACCCATGTTACGAACCCACTGGCAGAACATGTAATCTTCTGAAAGATAACGTTCTGAGAATACACCACCGCCCGCACTATTCTTAGCATCCTGAAGGAATGTAAGGATCTCGTCCTTAGATGCATCTGGATTCTTTTCAAAGAATAATGTAAGCTCTGGGATGAGATAAGCACGCTTTGAGTCAATAGGTGTATCAAAGAATGCCATGATCTGACGACTACCATCAAAGTGTTCTGTGCGAACATGGTCAGGTGTATAGAGCTGCTGAGGATACGTAGCAACAAACTTTTCGAATGTTTGCCGGCGGATCATCATGAACCCAGTGCCTGCTTCAAGAACTTCTACGGGTTCACCTAGTGGAATAGCATTAGTGCCGTTCGCTGGATTGAACACATAGTCACCGACATACTTCTCTAGGTTCTGAGGATCTTCATCAGCAAAGCCCTTGTCGACTGCCAACTTGATCTTTTCCCATGAGATGCACTTCTTAGGATATGGTCCTGCGATAATGTCATATGGGTTAGCGGGGTCTTCATGATCCTGTAGAGCAAGCAGTGCAATAACATCATGCGGGTTGAATCCGATATCCGAGTCAATGAACATTAGGTGGGTATCACCTGAACGCATGAACTCATCAGCGCAGTAGTTACGAGCACGAGTGATTAGCGACTCATTGAACAGGAAGTAGAAACGAACCTGAATACCATAGTGAGTGCATAGTGCAGAAAGGTCAGCGATTGAACGGGTAAACATACCCATACAAGCACCGCCATACATAGGGACGGCAACAAAGAGCTTCCGTTCCTTTAACTTTTCAATTGGGACGTTAATTTCAATACCCATAATTATTCCTTATTTTCAATGTCATGAACATGTAGTTGGATGATTGCGTAGTGGATGACCTTCATAAGGTCTTTTCGCCAATCCGTTGGCGTTCCTTTATGCCCATATCGCTGAGCATATTTTAGCACATTCCCGACACAGAATCCAGTACCATGACCGCCGTCAATGATAAATTCTGTTGCTTGATATTTGTTTTGGGAATAGTGCTCACCATATGTATCGTTTACATACTCGGTGATTTCTTGAAGAAGTTTGCCTTCATTGTATTTATAATCAATTTCAGGAGAGTTCTTGGTTACTGCCATATTTATTTTATCCTCATAGTTTATATGTTACAATATCATCGCTAAATGCTTGACCGGCAATCGACTGAAACTGCGGAAGAAATGCAATTTCATTAATCCTAAATTCGTGCATAGTTCCTTGAATAACATACTTAAAAACTTCAACAACATCAAGTCTGGTTTTTTCTAATGCAATATCACGAGGCAAAGCATCATACTTAGAAGAAATATCAGTGAGAATTAAACCCAATACTAGCTTTTCAATAACATTACCCGAGGCAACAGTTTCAAGGCCCGATATTACCATAGATCCTATATGCTCACTGACCCACTGAATATTGCCAGCTTGAATTTTACCCAGACGCTTAATAACGCCGTTTTCATATACTTCTGTCTTTTTACCTTGCTGAGTGATAAAATTACATGCTCTAGCATGATCTGATACACTAGAAGGAATATAAATCGTCCCACTATTGCCTATTAGACGAGCATCCTTATTTTGTCCTTCAATATACTTATTGACCCATTTGTTGATAGTGTTATCTGAAACACTGGCAAGCTTCATATCTCGGATTGCGGTTCGCAATCCTGCAGGGCTGTCTTCAACATCGCCAGTAGTGATGCCAAGAGTAAGTGTCTTGAAAATGTCACCCTGTTTAAAAGGATTGGTAATAGGGTGGTCGTTTGCAATGTTTCCGCATACTTGGAACAAGTAAGGGCTGAGCTCAGTTTCATAAACATATGCTGGGATACACTCTGTTAGTCCCCAGTGTGCTGCTCGATCTGGATACTGAACATTCAACTCCTGAACATTCACTACTCGATTATGACCGGTAACGCAAATATACTTATCCAATGCCTCATCATAAATGACAATGATTGGTTCTTGAATACCAACGATAGAAATGTTGTCTACAAAATTTTGATTATAGACTACAGTTTCAAGACGAACTTGCCAACTAGCAGAATTGGTTTCAATGTCTGATAGTTTAATAAACTTAACGTCTAGTGAAGGTACTGGCTTTCCTGCTTTCTGCAGACGCACAACTTCAGGGCTAATGTGATCTTTGTAGCGTTCATTGTTCATAATATATATCCTCAAAGGTTGTCAAGATCATCCCAGGTTACTTTGAACCTGCAAAGAGCCGACCATAATGTAGAATCATCACCGAAGTCACATGACTTCTTTACACGAATATTAGCGATCCCATTTTTAATCTTACATTCATTTGGGAACTTTGTCAAGATGTTTACTAATTCATCTGACGGAATTGAAAAATATTCTGCTTCAGCACCGCAAACATCATACTCAAACCCGCACAACAAATAATGTTCTACTGCAGTTGTAATCCGACAATTTAGGAAATTGAATGCTTTGCCGTGAGTGACAATTGAAAGTTTCAACTCAGCGTTCTTCTGCTTTTCAGTTTCAAAGTCACCGCGGTCTTCAGTTTGCTTTATTCGTGCCCATGACTTCATATCAATCAACCAATTTTGAAAGATTGTGCCATATGACTCTGATCCCAACCAAAATTTACACATTAACAACACTCTAGTGGGATCAATAGTGTAATTAATTTGTTTGATTACTTTAGTCTTTTCTTCTTCCTTACGAAGAATACCTTGCCTAAGTTCTTCATTATTCATATATCACCTACACATAAAATAAATGGTAGGCAAATAATACATGCCTACCATTCACTTATAACAACTTATGAGATAAATGTCAAGCAGTTTCTTCATATTCTTTTAGAACAGATTCAACGCTTGCCTTAACAACGTCCCAAGTCACCGGACCTGTTTCATCAGCATATGCTGCAGGATCAGGGCGACCTAACTTAATGAACGCTTCGACACGTTCAACGCTTGATGCCGACTTGTAATCAGCATACCACTCATCATCGATATTGATGGGCTTATAAGATGTATTGGTATTCTTATAAACAACATCAAAGTCGAGTTCATAGTGATTGCAGATATCAACACCATCAAGCAGAATGCCATACTTGTCTGTGTCAAGATATGGCGTGAAGTAACCTACACGTTCTGCATCCCAATTGCCTGCACGGAATGCAGCATCATCTGCATCACGAAACTCTTGGCGACAATCAGGATAGATTGCATGGTCACCGGCATGGATGCCCATAGCGATTGCAACATTTTCTTGTGTTTCATTTGCAACAGACAATGCTACTGCCTGAATGATTGAAGCAAAGATTTTGTTGCGATTGGGAACAACTGTTGCCTTCATGTTATCATGAGCATAGTGACCTTCAGGAACTTCTTCGCCACCTGTAACAAGTGCTGAATTTAGAAGTTGAGGCAATCCACCAAGAGCGATTACTTCATACCGAAACTCAAAACCTTCTTCATGTAGATGATCAACGAGATCAGATGCCCTCATCAATTCAACAGCATGCTTCTGACCATAATAAAATGACAATGCGGTTACTGTGCCGCCTGTCTTGTTTGCCTCACGTAGACACCGAAGCAGCAATGTGCTACTATCCATGCCGCCTGAAAGCGATACTACAAAGTGTGTTGGATTATTCATAATTTAGTCCTATTAGATAACACGTATGTTTTTTAGAGTGGTTAGTTATCTTGAACCACTATTGCCGCATTGACTTACCAGAGAACAATGAGGTATTACGTAATGCTGCTGCTTTATTTAGCAGATGCAAATGACTTGCACGGACAGGATTGATATCAATACCACCGCGACGAGTATATAGACATGCAATAAACAATTCTTCAGGAGCAAACTTCTCCATCAAGCGAATATAAATGCACTCAGCGATTTCTTCATGGAAATGGTTTTCCTTACGCATCGACACAATATACTGAAGTAATGAAGCACGACTTGGGAGTTTCTTACCAACCATATGGATATAAACATCACCCCAGTCAGGTTGATTAGTTACACGGCAGTTTGAACGAAGTGATGGCGACCAAACAGACATCGTATTGTCTGACCACTCATTGCTAGTATCACGTTCAAGTATGTCTGCAGATTCATTATACGCGCTAAAATCAATTTCGTCAACTGTTAAATCACCATAAATGCTATCAAGCAATTCAAAGTCATAATTGTTGATGAAGTCACCTGCATTATATGAGTCATCGACTCGATGCAGAGATACTTCAACGGGAATATCTAATGCTTCTGATAGATCCTGTTCAATCATTCTACGACCTTCGCGGATCGCTTCATCAATTGTCTTACCCATAGAACACATATTGAATGAGTTAAAGTATAGCTTTAGCGACTTTGATTCTACAATAGATACACTATTAGAAGGATATGTGATCTTAGCAACGGCACTTACTGGATATCCATTATCAATTAGGAATGACACTTCATAGGCATGCCACGTATCGAACCCAACAAATGGAAGATTAAAACCAGCGATCCCATACTGAGTGCGATTAAGTTGACGAGGGATTGTAACAAGCAAACTTGCGTCTACTTCATCAGGTGTGATGTAAGGCTTAACTGCTGTGCCATCACCCGCTTTACCGAGGTGAACACCTGCGATTTCTTCAATAGTACTCATAATATCTCCTATACAAAAAATTTATCTAAACCAAACGCATCTTCTTTGCGCTTGATTCTTGCCGATGATACCTTATCACCTGCACGGGTTAACCAACTATTCATGGTATTAAAATCAGTTACTTCTTTCAATTCCTTAATGGCATCTGCAGACATACCTGCACCCTCTACACCAATATAGTCGCCGCCAGCAACTTTGTCAAGGTTATTAATGAAGTTTTTTACCTGATACATTGAATAAGTGAAATTAGATAGCACAGCACCTAAATGATACCGAGGATCATCCTTCTCAATTACTCGATTGATGATGCTTGAGTGAGTCCATCCACCTGTCTCAGGACAGAAGAAGATGTTATCCATGAACCAATCAAGTGTACCAACAGGTTTAAATACAGGTTCAAAGGTTGAGTAAATGTCACTTAACGTTGCTTCGATCTTGGGATTTCTTGTCGAACCTTGTGGCTTACAACCACCATTCAACTTCATCAATCCATAGTTAAAGCAAACTGTGTGTGAAGAACTATCATATGAGATCTTCTTGTAGGCATCTAGGAAACCTGAATTGCGTAGATACAAAACGGGTGCCATACGTGGAATGCTACCAACACCAAGTAAATGGAGCTGGTTCAATGCATTAGGATGAGCGAACTCAGCAATCATTCGAGCACCAATCATCATATCGATTGTTTCTCGTGCCTTATTACCCATGCAAGTATCTGCAACAGCGATACCGCCAACATAATCAAAGTCATCATCAGACAACTGGTTTTGAATTTCACGGTAGAACAGAACCATATCCTCTGGGATATTGCCCTGCACAATGATGATGACTTTTGTCTTGGCACCCTTCTCCTTGAAGTGTTCAATTTGTGCTTTGACGTTTAGACCTGTCAATCGACCTGACTCTTGGTGACGGGACTGGTCGAATATCTTATTGCCTACGTTTGATCTCTCGTTTCTTGTTCTTGTGAGCGATACGGATTCAAGAGGAATAACGTCAAAGCACATAGCATAGTCAGAATGTGTTTGAACTTCATAAATCTTCTTCTTCATTTCTGTAGTGACAGTTTTACCAGCAGTTACCATTTGCAACCCGCCAGAGTCTGCATAGACACCATCCATATTAAACCGATTGTAGTCAGCAATATGTTCAACAAACTTGCCTTCGGTGTATGCATTGAACAGCATAGTAACAGTAGGATCAGTGAATTGAGCGAACGCCTTAACATCACGCTTGACAGTGTCCACAGTAGCATTTACCGCTGGGACAATGTGAGTGTTGAAGTAAGGGCTTTTTATAAACTTGTTGTTGAGAACGCCCGCCATACCAATGGCACTGACAACATATTCTAATCCTACTTTGCTCATAAGTTACCTTGCAAATTGCTGTTGTAGAGCGATGTTGTCAAAGAATTCCTTCTTAACATCGCCATTGTTAAATTCACCCTTGAGCACTGTTGTTTGTGTTAGCGAACTGTGTGCCATGATGCCGCGGTTCTCACAACAACCATGGGTTGCCTGAATGTATACTGCAACATCATCACTAGCAGTTGCCTTGATAATCTCACGAGCGATATCGGTGCAAAGCTCTTCTTGCAATGTGCCACGGCGAGCACACCACTGAGCAATACGAGTGTATTTAGAAAGACCAATAACCTTCTCGCCAGGAATGATGCCAATATAAGCAGTGCCTGTAACTGGTTGGTGATGGTGCGAACACATGCTCTTGAGTTCTGAGCGAACGACTAGCATACCGGTATAGCGACTATCATCACTATTAGGAAATGCTGTTGCATCAGGACGCTCCTCATAACGACCTGCCATGATCTCGTAGAAATACATCTTGGCGAGACGCCGCGCCGTTCCCTTTGAGTTAGGATCGGTGCGGCGGTCGATTAGAAGTGCATCAAGAACACCTTCGAAAGCAATGGTTGCTTCGGCAACAAGTTCATCTAAGTCAATGCTATCAACATAGTCAGAGATATTATCACCTGCCCAGAAACGCTTACCATCTTTAACCAACGCATCTCGGAGTCTATCACTTGTTTTCATAAATTCTCCCAGGACGATCACCTGACCGAAACGCCATATTGTTATCGGTTTCACGAACCTCTACCTTAGTGCACCACAAACGAGCTGCTTCTGCTGCGCCATAATCAGGTAGAAAGATACCATTGATATAGTCATATAGGAATTCTGCTAAACCTTCACAACCCGTCTTTTCGACCCAGCGAAGTTTTGCAAGACCTTCCTTCTCAAGCATACGGAATACGTCTGCCTTAGGATCATCTTCTGCAACAAGAAGTGTATGATCT